AAAACAATTATATACTACAAATATATAATGGTTGGAGTGAGTATATTACCTGTAGCAATTCATAATGGAAGACTGTTTTTTTTATTTGGAAAGGAAAAGTCGGTGGAATATGGTATACAAGGGTTTTCCGATTTCGGCGGAGGACGTGAAAACGAATCAACATTTGATGGTGCTATAAGAGAAGGTTGTGAAGAAATGACGGGGTTTTATGGAAACGAACATCAATTAAGAGCTAAAATCAAAAAAGCTGGAGGAACATATCAAATAAATCATGACGATAAATACTATTCTCATATCTTTTTGACAGACTATGATGAGAACTTGCCGTATTATTTCGGAAATAATCATCATTATTTGTATGAAAAAATGAATAACGGAGTTCTCAAAGAAACGAAATTATTCGAAAAAATAGAATTGAAATGGTTCTCACCTAGCGATATGAAACGTAGAATACATGTATTCAGACCCTTTTATAGAGAGATCGTGAAGCAAATATTGAATGATTTGCCGAATATATCCAAGTTTCTTAAATCGAAAAAACGGAAAAATAAAACATTAAAAAATAAAAAGTAAATGTATAATACATGTCGTGGAAAAAATATGGAGGAATTGATAAATATGAAAAAATGAATCACATTAAGGCCAATTCGATTGTAACAGATACTATTGTTGTAAAAGAGTCTTTCTTGAGTGATTTCGTAGTGGATGGTACGATGACTGTAAATAGCACGACTCTTTTGCGAAGTTCATTGGATATAGAAGGTCTAACAACAATGAAAAATAGTTTAGATGTATCTGGAGACTTAATTATTTCTGGACGATTATTTTTAACAGACAATATTACCTTTATAAAAGGATCGTCGGGTAAAATCGGTTTCAATGTGGAAACCCCAACATCCACTTTTGATATTGCAAGTATAAACGAAGTAAATACTTTGAATGTTTACACAAACACGATACAAAATCGCAATATTTTAGCACGCAACAACATCGATAATGGATTAGCTTTTTTCGTAGATGGAGCCAATAGTTCATCTATACAATTTTATAATAAAACAGTATCATACGATGCAAATGGAACCATTTTACAAAACGGAGTTACATCCGATAGTACGGGATTATCAAGTCATGCAAAAATAGAATATAGCAACATCAATAATAGGCAACTATTGAAAGTATCAGGAACGTCGTTAAATGAAACCGAACTTTTGACAAAATTGACGGTTGCAAATCGCGATATTTCGCATGATTTTACAGAAACAGTCGCTATTTATGATAGTGAAAGTATTGATTTATATCCGAATATAGCAACATTTAGTAATGCCAAATACGGTAATGCATTAACACTTTTTGGTGATGAAAGCAAAAATGATATAACATTTTTAAATATTCGCACACAGAAAAAAGGATTATACATCGGTGGAGGTAAATATCCGATTGAGCCGACAAAATCAATGTGTATTATTGACCTTACAAATGAGCATAGTGATACATTACCTGCACAAATTATCATAGATGGTTCTAATAATTATGCAAAAACGATTGGTCTAAATACGTATGAACCAAACCCTAACCATGTTTTAAATGTAAACGGACCATTATATGTATCAAATGATAACATCGAAATTATTTACACAGCCTCTTATGAAATTATAAATTATATTGTGAACCCGAATCATCCAAATAAAGCTATTGCATGTGGATTGAGATATTACGCATTGTATACAAACGATGGCGGTAAAAATTGGAACATTGGAAATACAATCACTCAATTACAAAGCGCAGAGTTACCGATTTATGATGGTAAAATCATTGATCAAACGAAATCCATCATTACTTCTTATAGCGGAGGGTTCGTATTTTTCTCCATAAATGGAGGCATAGACTATAATGCATTTACAACAATACCAAATGGTATCTATTGTGGAATGCATATATACAACAATTATGTTTATTATGCAAATAGACAAGGATTATATTATTTCGCGTTCAATTGGTCAAATCCCAACACAAATCCTATTTTAAATCTTGTTACAATAGATAATTATTCAAATGTATACAAAGTAGAAGGTTTCGATAATATTCTTTATGTATTGAAATCGACATCTATTGACAAGTATGCATTAAATACACAAGTATATAACGAATTTAATTCAATCTCAAGTCAATCTATAGTAAATAATGACCCAAATACATTACAATTAAAAGTGTTTAACACAAATGTAGTGATAGTTAAAAGCGATACTTTGATTTATAGCACAACAAATGGTGGAAATAGTTGGAATGTTAAAGATATGTCATTATTGATTCCTTCTATAACAGCATCTAACATAAAACATATTTACATATATGATGAAACACGAGCTTCAATAATAGGCAATTCGTTTATTTTATACTCATTCGATGGATTTGTGAATTGGAATATAGTGACGGAAAATATGTTGAATAGTTCCGGGCTCTCTTATTTACTTTATAATAAGAACTTGACGTCGATTTATATGCCCAATGCCAACGATTTTTATTTTTCCATATTTGAAAACAACGAAGCAACCATTGTAAATTTGTTTTCTCCGAGTATACTCAATTTCCAATACGAACCGGTGATCGAAACAATTGGTTCTATAAAATCCAAAGGTGACGTTATGATCAATGATGGTCAATTGCGTTCTAATAATAGCACGTTTGATATATTACCAGATAGTCACAATACAATCAATATTGGAGCAGATACGGATTTTATCAATATTGGAAAAACAACGGGCGTGGTTAATATTCCAAACAATGCCGTCATTACAAATACATTTACAACAAATTTCGAAGCTTCTGGAAATTCAACTATAAATAATTTAATTGTATCAGACAGCTTGTCAGTGAACTCAGGACAAATGACTTCTTCAAATACTGATTTTAATTTACTGCCAGCCAATCATAACACAATAAATTTTGGAACAACTTCGTCTACAATGAACATTGGTAATGATACGATCCATATAGGAAGTGGTCTTTCAGATATATTTTTGGACGGACGTATAAAAGGTAATCTAGTAGTGGATGGTTCGTTCATAGTGCAAACAAATATACAACAAAACGGAGATTTGGAATTAGGTGGAGATTTATATTCGAATAGAGTGTTTGCTACTTCAACTAGTGTCGAAACGTTGGATGTTTCAATAACTTCTACATTGAAAAATGCAATCATAGAAGAAAATTTATTAATTAATAGCGGTCAATTCGATTCGTCTAATAATATCTTTGATTTATTACCAACGCCTCATGATGCAATTAATGTAGGGTCGAATACTGATTTTATTAATATTGGTAAACCTGGTGGAAGTGTAACGCTTTTTGGCAATACCAATATGACAAATGCATTTACTACAAATTTGGAATCATCTGGAAACTCTGTATTGAGTGATGTATCCGCAACGAATCTTACTATATTTAACATTTCGAATATGAATACACTAAATGCACAAGATATAAGTGCCATAACGATAACTGCAGACGATTTATCAACAAACAATCTCCAAGTTCAATCAACAAGCACATTTGAAGACGATGTCACTGTAAATGCTAAAATAATAGCAAATGATGGAAGCTTCAATACTTCTTACATAAACCAACTAACTTCTAATAATATAACCACCGGTTCCGCAGATATTTCTTCAATTATTGTGGATACATTAACAGTAAATGATGACGCAAATGTAAAAAATTTAGACGTAAGTAATAATGCCATATTGAACAATTTAATCGTAGAAAATGACTCTAGTTTCAATGACAATGTTTACATCGCCGGAAATACATCTATAGTAGGAAATGTAAATATTAATAATAATTCATCATTAGTTACATCCGGTATTACAGGTGCTAATACAAATGTTTTTAATTTATTATCTACTGGAAGTGTTAGTCATAACACGTTGAATATTGGATTAGATGTTTCTTTTATCAAATTCGGTGGTGAATTTACTTCCATTGAATTTCCGTCTGGTGGTTCTGTAACAACATCTACAGCAACCTCTACATTGACAGTTGCGAACAATATCTATTTTGGATATAATGAAACCGATATAAAACCACAATTGGGTAATCAATATGCAATTTTTAATGGCGACGTCATTGTTTTTAATTCAACTACATTAAATGACGTTTCAGCGTCGTATATAGATACAACAACGTTGGATTCGACGACCACGTATTTATCAGATAAATTGTATTTTGGCTATCGCTCAAATGACTCAAATATACCATCTATATCATCAAATACAGCGTATTTTAATGGAGATGTAGAAATAACAGGTAATACAATGTTGCAAGATGCTTCTTTATCAACATTAGAAGTTACAAATAATTTAACTTCATATTCAGCAACTTTTAATGATAATGTAGAAGTATATGGAACATTGACGTCAAATGGCACCATTATTCAATGGTAATGAATAATACTAATGAAAATATAAGTATTATTCGGAAACTATATAGTAAACAACCCTGAAGTAGGTTTAGAATTATCATTTATTTTTATATAACGGTCATATGCAGTGTTTGCTGTAATACTGATACTGGACGGATTATACAATGGTGTCATGTATCCAGTGTACGTTGTGTCTTGAAGTAGATAGTAGAATGTACTTACACTTGTATTTATTGTAATAGGCAACTCATCATTATATGCTGCACCTCCTGGACCACCATTTCCGTTACGAGAACCACCTCCTGCTCCAGCAACAATTACACATTTTTCACTATTATTATCAATTAATGCATAAGTGCTTCCGCCGTTTTGACCATATCGACCGCTATATTGATTAGAACCTGATGGTCCAGGGGTGCCTCCAGCACCACCTGCACAATCTTGTAGGTAATAATTTACTGAACTGCCATTTATTTTTTTAATTAAAGACATTGTGGTGGTAATATGTGCTAAAAGGTCGGTTATTTGTGATCAACCACAGTGATAGGTACAACCCACATAAGCCGCTATATATACTTCTTCGTTATTTGCTAATTTGGTATTATATTCTTCTTTACTGTATCGATTACCAGATAAATCTAAATAACGTAAATTATAAGGATATTCATAAACAATATTTCCACTTCCATCTAATTCACTTGTCCACTGCAACATACCATTATCATCCAATACATTTTCATATATAGTATTTCCGGAAGGATCCAATATTTCTTGTTTTAAAATAATTTCTTTAGGCTGCGGTTGAGGATTGAAATCACAATCCATAGTTATTTTTGCTACTGTATAATTATGTAAAATATCGTCGTCTTGTATTTCACCATATCCAGGAATGTCTGAGGTAGTAATGTAGTCGCCAGATTCCAAGGGACCGTTTTTGTTTGAAACCCAAATCGCACCTTCACCTAGTGAGTTAATATAAATACGTGTATCGCCTTTTTCTTTTTCATAAGGTGTTACAAAATTACCAAATGTATCCGAACGTTGTTCAGGATCTTCTGAATCAGAAATAACGCCAAAACAGGATTTATCCTTGGATTTTGTTGATAATGAAACTAATGGCAACGATTCATTTTGTGTAATCGCTTTATTCCCTTTCTCTAACTTATGAGCCATATTAATATACGTGTTTTTATTTGCAGATACAATCAATCCTTGATTATATGAAGCATCTGTGTGTAAAACATTTTCTATGAATGTTCTGTGCTGTCCTGTAAAATTCATCCTGGAACCGTTAATATTCCAGTGAATGAACCCTTTCAATACGTCGTTATAATTGAAATTCAAATCTCTCCCAGCAGTTTGATATACATCCCATGAACCACCAATTCTGAGCACACCATTTACATGGAGTGTTCGTTGAGGATTCGTTGTCCCGATACCTACGTTGCCGGAATTATTTGGTATAGTCAGACGGTTTGTACCTAAGATGATTGCTTTTCCAGAATAATAATTTAAATAGAATGTGTTAGGACCGTGATAATCTATATGATGAAGAGAAGAATTGTCCCCAGCCCCTATGTTTAAGTAAGACCCGTTACTTTCTTCTAATCTCATAGTTCCATTAATATCAAGAGCTCTTGTAGGACTCGTAGTGCCGATACCTACGTAACCTGTTTCACGACTTATTCTCATACGTTCTGGAGCCCCAGTATAAAATATAATATCTGCAGGATAGGATGAATTATTATCATTCCAATCTGACTTAATATTCAAAGCATATTCACTCTCTAAAGTCAAGATATCTGAATAACTTCTTATGTATTTTGGGCCGCTCCCTATAAAAGAGAGATTTCCATTTACTGATAGTGCTTCAGTAGGTGTCGTTGTCCCAATACCTACATTACCGTCAGCGTTAACAACCAATTTGTCTCCATTATCAGCAAATCCCAACGATAGCATATTGTTCAATGAACCGTCTTCTACATGTGTATATTTCAGTTCACCTATATTGTTTGCTGATGTGTCTTTACCAACACCGATTGCACATGAATTGATTTCATTAAATGTTGACTTGAAAACGCCGCTCCAAAAAGTAGGCACTTGAACTTCAAATTTCTCAGTAGGATTCGAAACGCCAATACCTAACTTACCCGGTATAGATACAATATGATCACTGTTACCCAATACAAAATGATTTTTTCGTTCAGCGATTGCATTATTTCCAATCGCCACTGCATTTTCGTATTCAACATTTGCGCCATTACCAATCGCAATCACATTATTAATTACACCATCATTTAACAAAATCTTTTCATTTCCTAATACAAATACAAAAAAGTCGTCAGAAATAACAGCATTTACATTGTCTCCTGCGTCAAAAGACGACCATGTTTTACCATCTTCGCTGTATAGAACAATAGAACCACCCGATGAAACATAAAATTTATTTTTTGAAAATGATACATTAATCCATGAGCCATTATCTGTAAGGTTAAAACTTACATTGGACCAAACTCGACCATCTTTTGAATAGGCAACCACATTTTTTCCCACAGCAATAAAAATGTTATTGCCGAAAGCTACACTTTTGAAATCGGTATTGGTTTGATGTACATTGGATTTCCATGAACCAAGCAGATCATTATAAGTCATAGAAACACCATTATCTCCGACAGCTACCCAAATAGTATCTCCAATCGATGATGAAGCGTCGATGACAATAGATGGCCAATCACCAGACGCATCCAATCCAATTTGAGAATCATATTGAGGACCTTTAATACGATTTGTGTGAACATTATTTTTATTGACGTGATGATATGTTAATTCATATTCGTTATATAATTTAATTTCCACTTCTTTTGTATGATAAAAATCAGCATTTTCATTAACTGTATCTATAATACTCAGATTTTCAGTAACATTGTAAATATAATCGGAACTCTTAGCAGAAGCAAATTGGCCAACATTGCTAATATCAGGTCCGTCGAGTCTGTAAATATCGCGAACATCTTGACTTTCCACACTGTATAACACATGTTCATTGTACATGAGTTGAAATGAAATACCCGAATTTTTGATCATACTTCCTGGTAAAAATAAATTGTTTGCATCCCAATAACCATACATAACGATTGATTGTAATTGATTAATATGTGTTTCGTCAATAGGAATATAAATATATGGATCATTGTCATTAAGTGCAGAACTAGACCAATTTGTAACAAAACTCGCTTCATTTACATTGGATTCTTGTAATGAAGAACCATCGTTAGAAGTTGCAAAAGGGGTTTTACCAATAGCAATATTATTGTTGTCAACCCAGATTTGCAATTCAGAAATGGCCATGATTCGATTTGCATATGGAGAACCATTTGTATTTACTGCCTGAGAGTCAGTTGTTCTTATTAAACGGACTCTATTGAAAAAGAACCCGCTATAATAAATTAAACCAGCCAAATCATTAAACAATAGAGGAGAACTTAAAGTTAAATTATAACCATTCACACAACCCAAATAGTCGCTATTTTTGTCCATTGCAAAAATTGCAGACACACTATTCGACATTGAAAAATTAGCATAATTGACGATTTCGTAACCATCTAATCGATAACGTTCTCGTGATGTTGTTATTTCTTTATTATAAATTACAGTGTTGTTATACATGACTTGAACACTAACACCGACCATTTTTTCTGCATTTCCAGATGTGTCGTAGACAACGATAGATTGTAGACTATTGATGCTTATATCGGCGATGGGTATATATACGAATGGTTCATTATCGCTTGTATCGCTCTCCCACAATGTAGTCAAATCTCCATCGATTATATTGGATGCGTTACTAGACGAAGCAACAGGACTATAATTCGGAGCAATATTTACACCAGCAACCCATATTTGCATTTCGCTTATGTTCATTTGAATATAATTCGACGAATTGGTTCTCAACAACCGCACTTTATTAAACAAAATGTCATCTTGAACATTGTAAGGGACAATCGAATTGGAACCGTCATAAATCACTAGTTGAGAACTAATATCTTCCGCCATATTCAACAATTGAAGTTTATTGAATTGTGTATGGGTTGGTCCATTATATGTTCCAGAAACCACTGAATTCCAGTTTTGCATGTATGTTGAACCCAATGGAGTCGCTGGATATGATGCATTGTAGTCGTATATTTTATCTGTAATTGAATAACTCATGTAGTCGACACTATTGGAAACATTGAATATAGATGCGCCATCAAATCGATAAACATCGTCTGCTTTTGTAATTTCATAATGATACAAAACACTATTTCCATCTAATATTTGCAAAACGCTTCCTATATTTCTAGAATCATAATCATTGTTGCTTGCATTAACATTATTGTTACCGAAATAAAGAATAGTTTCAATGTCATTCACATTCATATTATTACTGAAAGTAACTGACAAAGTGTTTTCAAGTGTTGCGATTTCGACTCGTTCGTCGATGATGGCACCATTTATTGAACCTGTATTAAAATCATAATCGACTGGTAAACCGGGTCCCCGCACTTCAACAATATCTGTATTTAATTCACCCAAATCTTGTGTAGTAAGTTCTCGTGTATATACAACTGTGTCTCCATTTAATAACTGAAAACTTTGTCCAATATAATTATGATAATTTAGAAGATATTGTCTGTAATGTATAATGGCTGCAAAATCCATGATATCATAAGAAGTATCAAATTCAATACCGAATGCTGAACCATTTTCGGGGTCTACAACTGGTACAGCACCTGTATTGTTATCTTCACTGGTTAAATATGCGCTGATCATATGTTTTGTTACATCTGTTGATGTAGAGTCGCCATCATTAATATTGGTTATTGGATGAGCACTACGAATTGTAACATTACTAGTAAAAGTAGTGCCACTTAGCGCAACGTTTTCTAATACACCATTTATATTTACCCATACTTGCAATTCAAGACACTCGAATCTGTTATATCTATCTTGCGGATACGTATTAGACTGTGCATTGGACGTTCTCATAATTCTTACTTTATTAAAAGTTGTTACTATTTGAGGGCGGATAACACCATTATTAGTAACATTTGTTCCATTCATCCATAAAACCAACTCATTTGTATAATGACTTTTATTCAACAATTGTATTTTATTAAACGTTTTGTTTTCTTCAAATATGGAGCCAAATTTCGAAAATGACTCGCCACTAATACTGAACTGAGGCGTTTCTTGATGTGCAACAACCACATATCCATTATTTTCATTGAGTGCTCCATAATCGACACTCAACCAATCAATATTTCCACTGCTTTCATAACTCATGTTTGTTAACCATCCGTCACTTGCGTCATATAATATAGAAATTTCGTCATTTCCTACTGCTATAAACTGATTATTTCCATATACAACGTCATTGTAACTATTTTCACTCAAATCGACGGTCCATGTTTTTCCATTATCAATCGACCGCAAAATGGAAGCAGAACTATCTTGACTGACTACTATCATTCTCTTCATATTTGCGCCGTAGTCACCATTTTTGAAATTCGACGAAATATCCAATACAGAATTAAAAGAATTAAAATGTTTATATCCGTCGCAATATATATTATTTCCTAATACAACATTATATGATGTGTCGCCAAAATTGAGTTTACTATTTTCACCTATCACTGTATTATTTGGTAATATTAACCGTCCATCTGAATCGAGTTTCATTCTTTCAATATTGTTTGTGTAAAATCGAATTTCATCATTGTCCTCAAACGCGCTATTTTCCAATGTAATAAATGTATCTTTGTCGAAGTCACTCACGTCATTCAAATTGAACCAGCCGTTCGCATAACCTTCATATTTGCTTGTGATGCTATTAAATCGCATCATACCATTCATCCCCGTTGGTCGACTCTCGTTATTACCAATGGGAATAATAATAGCGTCGCTTGAATCAATATGCAGCGAAACAACTGGTTCGTCAGTGTTTATTCCCAATTTTTGTGTAATATATACGTCCTTGTTTAATAAAATTTGATTGGGCTGGGTTGATTCACTATTGTTACCTATAATAACAGAATTCGAATGGCCAATGACATTATTGTAACCTATGTTGTGTGTATGTTGAATAATTCCATCGTTAATTAAAACGCCCTGTTTTGATGAAACACCAATATAATTATTGGTTCCGTATGTTACGTCATTCAATGTATGTTTTATGTTTATTTGCGTCCAGATGACTCCATTTGAACTATATAAAATGAAATTTTCACCTACAATAACGAAATATTTTTCAATATATTTGATGCTTTTGAATACATAGTCAGTGTAGCTTTTGACAAATGTCCATGATTCACCATTTGATGATGAATAAATGTCTCCTGAATTTGAAATGGCAACAAAAAATCCTAAAACCGGGTCATATGCTAGAGAAATCATATTGTAACTGACATCAAAATCATTCCATGAAGACCCGTCGAAATAACTCATTTTCTCATTACCAGCCGCTACGAAAATATCTTCTGCGTAAATGACAGCATTGAATGATGAATCTATAGAATTTAAATCGTTAATGAAAGTACCTGGAGTCGTCCATACTATATTTTCACCTCTTTCAACAAGTGCAAGAAAACGATTATTAGAACTATCATAGTCACTGCTTAAAAATACTTCGCCGTTTCCACTATTAATGATGTCGAATGTATACCCATTCCAATCACTTCCATTAGAACTTATTAAAATAGTTCTGTCACCAAGTGCTACAAATTGTGAGTTTCGATATACAACATGGTTTAAAGGTTTCCATTTGGATTTGGTGGCAACACTGATGTCGATTTCATTGACGTCTGCAATGAAAGATTTTTTCAACACGTTCGAGCCGTCAAAAATACCAATATTTGAAAATGAAATGTCGTCAATAAAAGCGCCGGAAATATTTAGATTATCTGGATTATCAAATCGATAAATGTGACTATTACTGAAAATTTCGTAATCATAATGTAAATA